GAGCATCTACTTTATTAGGGTCAGTAATACCTTCTGGAATTACCAAAACATCACCTATTTGAATTTGATCTGTTGTTAATCCATTTGCTTTTTTTATAGCTTCAACAGAAGTATCTAAATCATTTGCTATACCAGATAATGTATCGCCAGATTCTACTTCAAATGTTGTAACTCCACCTTCGCTAAAAGCACCACCTTCAACATTACTAAAATCCATACCACCTTCTAAAAACTCATTATCTTTATTACGTTTTTTATTTTCTGTATTTTTTGTATTAAGTTTTGGATTAATAATATTTGGGTCTTCTATAGGTATAAATGGATTAATTGTATCAGAATAATTTTTTTCTGCTATTTCTTTAAAGTCGCCTATATTATTTGCTCCTAAAGCTTGTATTGTAAATTGCTCTTCCATTTTTTGTACTTCTAAACTTGAAGGCAATCTTTCGTTCTTTTTTATGTAATCTTTAAAATATTTTGTTACTTGTTTTTGTACTTCAAAATTAATTTTAGTAGATGTTTGAAAATCTTTTTTATTTGAACCTCCACCAAAACTAATAATTGCTTTTGTACTTGTACCTAAGTTATCATTTACAATCTTCATAATTTTATTTTTACTTGTCTCTACTTTCTCTCCTAAACCATTGCTGTTTCTTGCTACTTTTTTTAATTCTTTTATTGCTTTAACTGCTTCATCATCTAATGTCGCATGATTCATTTCTATATGCCCTATCTCTTTTTCTAAAACTTCTTCATATCCATCAAAAACACCAAGACTAATTTTGTTTTCCAAAGCAGGTATGATTTCATTTAAAAGATTGTAATTATCTGACTCTCCTAAATTCTGTATATATTTCTGTTCTTCTTCACCACCAAACAAAGGGTCATTAAGTAAATTTTTATATTCTGTTTGTTTTTGTTGTTGTACTTGTGTCCTTTGATCTATAGTCATTTCTTCTGTAATTTCAATAGAATTAAAATCTTTCCATCTTGTTTTTATTGTTAGTTTGTTTTTTTCAGCTTGTAGCTTTGGTGCATTTTTTAATTTTTTAAGTGCTAAGTCTGTATAGTCTGAATCAAATTTTGCTGCTTCATCTAAATATGTACTATGTGTTGTTAAGTCTTTATCTCCATAAGGTATTGATCTTAAAATTCTATCTGCAAAATCTTCTGCAAGTTGAAAGCTTTTTTCTTTTGAAGGGTCTACTAACAATCTAGCCTTATTAAAAGCACCTTTAACAATTTGTTTATACATCTTATTTGCATCTTCTCCTGTAATACCTGCGTTATAAAAATCCTGTAAAAAACCTGCAATTACTTTACCGCCTTCTTCATCTTTACCTTGAACAAAAAAAGTTGATGCACTATCTAAAACTTCTGGTACTTTGTTTTGTAATTTTGTAAAATTAAAAGCTTGATTCTTTTCAGTAGCATAATTTGTAATATTAAATAATTCTTCTTGAACAGTTGGTATAAAAAATTCATTTACAATATCTGAGTCTATTCCTTCATCTGTAAATGTTTGTAGTGATTTGTTTAAATAGTTTTGTCTCCAATTCTTAAATTCATCTGAGTCGCTAGAAAACTCTCTTAAAAACTTAAATATAGGTTGTCCACTTCCATCTACTTTACCTGTATCTATTCTTGCAACATCATAAGCATTTTCAAAATTACCTTTAAGTTTAAGTGCTTCAAGCTGCACCCCTACCTTTTCATATTGTTGTCTATATACCCTACTACCACCAATAATTTTTCTTGCAGCGTCATCTCCATTTTTTTTTCTAATGTCATTAGATAGTTTTGCAACTTCTCCACCATTTATTTCAGCAAAAATCCTATCTTTTGTAGCTTTTCTTTTTTCTTTCTCTACACCTTTTTCTATTGATTGATTTAAAAAAGGTCTAAGATTTTTATTTACAGAAGCTAAAGTTTCTGCAAAAGCTACAAGTCTGCTTTTAGGTTGAGGAGTAACAGGATCTACATAAGTTGATACTGTTTGGTCATAATTCTCTCTTGCTGCTGGTGATAAAAAACTATTAGACATAATTAAGCATAATATGAAGATGCACCAGTAGAAATAGCAGTAGCTTCAACAGGTG